ACTAAGTGCCGGTAGGCACGGAGGGCTGTCTTCAAGTCCTCTTGCAGACTCTCGATCAGCTCGTCTTGCTCAGACAACCGCTCGGCGGCGTCTTGGGCAAACTTGGCCAAGTTGTGCGCTTCCCACGCCTCAAACCTGTTCATGATTTGGTGGCCAGCGTCAGCAGCTCGGCTCTCTCTCTGGCCACGCGCAGCGTGTTGTAACGCTGGTGCAGGCGCTCAATGATCTTGACGCGGCGAGCGCCCTTCATCTCGGCGTCCAGCAGCGCTTTCACGTCGGGCTCTGGCAGCGAGGCCAGCACATCATTAAGTTTTCGCCAGGTGTAGCTCAATTTTCTTCTCCAGTTGTTCAATCAGTTTGGTCGTGCGGTCGTGTGTGCGCTGGGCAGCGTTGAGCTGGCGCGTCTTGTGCCGCAGCTCAGACTTGGCCGCTCGCAGCTTGGCTTTCCATTGGTCGATTCGTTTCATTTAAGTGCCTCCAAGGCGATAGTTGATAGGCTTTGCTTGTCATGCAGCGCGCCCCAGATCTTCTCATCGACAGTAGCGTCGGTCAGAAATACGTAGCACCACACGTCATGCCGCTGGCCGCTACGATGCAAGCGCCCAATGGTCTGTTCGTACAGTTCGAGCGACCAGGGCAAGGACAAGAAGACGATGTGGTGGCCGCCGTGCTGGAGGTTGAGCCCGTGGCCGGCCGACTTGGGGTGGACGGCCAACAGCCTGACCTCGCCTCGGTTCCATCGTTCGATGGCGCCTTCGTCGTCGAGCGTTGTAAGGTGCTTGAAGCGCCGCTTAAGTTCGGCAAGCTCTTCTTGGTACTGGTAAACAAGTAGGGTATTGGCATGTTGGTTCTCATCAAGCAGTTCTTCAAGTCGATCAAACTTGTGTGACGACAGCCAGATCGGGCCGTTGTCGGAATACAGGAAACCAGACGACATCTGCTGGAGCTTTTGCGTGACGACAGCAGCGTTGACCGCCACCACGTCGTCCAGCACAAACTCTTTCTTCATCTTGTTGTAGCCGGTCATGTCCATCTTGCAGGCTACCTCCACGGTGTGCAGGGGCGGCAGCTTGTCCTTGTACTCGCCAGGCTCCAGCACGAACGTCGCAGGCTTGATGCGCTGCATGACCAGCTCCAGCGAGCCTTTGCGTGGCTCCCACTCGCCGAAGTCTTTGTTGATCAGCACGAAGTACTGTTGCATGAACGCACCCTTGGCGCGGCCGAGCAGCGACTGGTCCACGATCTTGCACTGGCCGAACACGTCCTCAAGACCGTTGCTGGTGAACGAGCCGGTCAAGCCCCAGCGCACGGTGATCGGGTCCATGACCTTGAACAGCGCCTTGAACCGGGTGCCGGACGGGTTCTTGAGCTTGGTCAGCTCATCAAACACGATCGCGTCAAAGTTCAGCTTCTGCTCGGCCAGCCACTGGATGTTGTCGTAGTTGGTCACCACGATGCGGGCGTTGCTCTTGAGCGCCGTCATTCGTTCTTTGGGTGTGCCCACGGCCACAGCCAGCGAGGCCATCGGTGCCCACTTGGGCTGCTCGACCGGCCACACGTCGGTGCACACACGCTTGGGGGCCAGCACGAGGAAGCGCTTAACGTGGTCGTCGCGCAGCATCTCCCACATGGCCGTCAGCGTGATGGCTGTCTTGCCAGCACCAACCGGCGCCAGGATCATGGCGCGGTCGTGCTCGTACAAGAAGTCAGCAGCCGCCCCTTGGTATGGTCTTAACTCCATTGCGCTGCCATCGCGTCAGCGATGCCCTCGTATGTCTTGCTGCGCAACTTCCAACGGTCTTTGCTAGGCGGCAGTTTGTTCTGGCCGCTGTCGGTCTGGTTGCCCCATCGCGCTTTGCCGCCAACGATGCGCGGCTCGACCATCTGCGTCGGCTTGAGCAACGGCAAGCCCTTGAGCCACAGGCAGGTCTTCTTGCTGGCGTCATGTCCAAACTGGTGCGGCTGGATAATCTGGTCAGGCTTGCGGATGCGCGAGCTGATGATGCTAACCGGATTCTCGATGGCGATGCGCTCGATAGGCGCGTCCATGAACAGGCGCACGAAGTCCAGCGCGTCTTCGGTCAGCTTGGGGTCGCGCAGGCCACGGGTGGTCCAGTGCATACCGCTGACAGACAGATAAGTGCAAGGCGGGTGTGCGATCAGCAAGTCCCACTCTTGGCCCAACAGCTCACGCACGTCGCCTTGATGGTGCGGCCCCGGCTGTTCGCTGGGCAGCAGATCGCACGACATAGCGAAGTGGCCACGCGCACGAAAGGCGTCGCGTACAGCGCCGCTAGATTCACAAGCTATTAAGACTCTCATTTAACCATCCATCTATTTGTTCTTTGTTCCACAGACACACATACCTTTGGTTCATCAGCGCCATGTCAGCGGCGAAGACCTTCTGCAACTCGGACAGCCTGCCGCCCTCGGTCTTGACCTCAACGAACCATGTCTGGCCGTTGGGCAGGCACACGATCCGGTCGGCCACGCCGCGATGCGCAGGGCTGGTGAACTTGTACGCCCGACCGCCCAGCTCTTTGACGCGCTTGACGAGGTAGGCTTCGATTTGTTTTTCTAACATAGCCGCAATAATACATGAAAAAAAGTTTTGCACAAACTATTTTTTGTGTGATAAGATCAAGGCCTCATCAACTAAACTGGAGTACACATGAAAATAGAGTTCACTCGGGCCGAGATTGAGGCGATCATCTTGGCGCACATCAAAGACGAGATTGCGCCTTACGTTAAATTTTTGCGTAATGAGGACAACGAATGGGGCTTGCCTGACACCATCACTGTGGAGGCAGAAGAATGATGCACAGTAATATCGTCGGCGGCTCGACCGCCAAGCGCGTCATCAACTGCCCTGGCTCTGTGGCGCTGGTGCAGAAGATGCCACCCAAGCCCTCCAGCGAGCACGCTGACCGTGGCACCATGCTGCACGACGTGATCTCCGAGATTCTTGGCAAAGACCTGCCGTGGGATCAGTTCATCGGTACGGTCTACGAAGGCCAAGTGTTGACGCAAGAGCTGTTCGACGAAAAGATTGGCGTAGCGCTTGAGCTGCTGGACCAAGTCGATCCAGACAAAAACATGGAGTACGAAGTTGAGACACGCGTTGGCTTTGGCGATCTCTTACCTGGGGTCTTCGGTAGCACGGATTTGGTTGGTCGTATCGGTAGCCGCGCTGTTGTGCTCGATTGGAAGTTTGGTGACGGCGTTGTTGTGGACGCTGACGAGAACGATCAACTGATGTTCTACGCAGCCGCCTGCATGCGCACTGAAAGCGCACAGTGGGCGTTCGCTGGCGCAACAGAGGTTGAGTGCATCATCATCCAGCCGCCCATGATCAAGCGCTGGGTGACCACGAAAGAGCGCATCAAGCAGTTTGAGCAGACGCTGGTGCAGGCCGTCAAGGCCGCGCAGCAGCCTGACGCCAAGCTGGCCGTGGGCGACCACTGCCGCTGGTGCGCAGGCAAGCCCATCTGCCCTAAGATGACCGGCGCTGTGGACCGCGCCCTGCAAGTGCAACTGAAAGAAATAGATGTTGACACGCTGGGCCGATACCTGAAGAATGCAGACCTCTTGGAAGACTGGATCAAAGACCTGCGTGGTCTGGCGCTCCAGTTGCTCGAGAAGGATCTGCCGGTGCCTGGTTACAAGCTCGTCGCCAAGCGCGGCACACGTCAGTGGGCCAACGAAACAAAAGCGCTTGAGGCGTTGCACGATCTGGGTGTGCCCCGTGCAGAGCTACTCAAGCCAGAAGAATTACTCAGCCCTGCTCAAGCAGAGAAGGTGCTGAAAAAGCGCAAGATGGCACTGCCCGACGATCTCGTCGTGTCGGTGTCGTCAGGCACAACACTGGCAAGCGAGGATGATCCCCGCCCAGCAGTGTTGCAAATCGGGTCGCAGTTGTCTGCGGCTCTCTCTAAACTTCAGTAAAGGACAATCATGTCAAATCTCGCAACTTTCTCTTCGGCAAATCTGCCAGCAGTCTCCACCCTCTCCACCGCATTGCGTTCGCTTGAACAAGGCGCAGGCACATCGGGCGTCGTCATCCTGAAAATGGACAAGACCGGCCACTGGGTGTTTGGTGCTGACCAGACTGAAGTCGAAGACGACTCTACTTGGGCCGTCAATCCTTTTTCTTTTGTTCACGGCTTTATCGCCTGGGGCGACGGTGAAGTGCTTGGCGAGAAGATGACCGGTGTGCAGCATCCCCTGCCAGAGCTTGACCAAGCGCCTCCCGGCGCCAAGCGCGGCTGGGAGACACAGATCGGCATGTCGTTGAAGTGCCTCGTCGGTGAGGACAAGGACATGGAAGCACGCTTTACCACGACCTCGGTCGGCGGCAAGAAGGCCGTGCAGGCATTGGGCGTTGCCATCGCCACGCAAGTGGAGAAGGACCAGACCAAGCCTGTGGCCATCGTGCGCCTGAAGAAGGACCACTACGTCCACAAGTCCTACGGCCGCATCTACACCCCGGTGTTTGAGATCGTGGAGTGGGCCAGCATGGACGGTGCAGCTGAAGCGCCAGTGGCTGAAGAAGCTGAGGCTGCACCAGCTGCTGGCCGTCGTCGTCGCGCGGCCTAAGTGAAATCGGGGCCGAAAGCGGATGCTGTCAGCGTGGTGTATTGCAATGTACGGACGCCGTGCCACCGACAGACGCAGCGAGTAGGCCCCACCTATAAAGTAAAGTACAGTATGAAACACGTTATTGGATTGAGCGGCGGTAAAGACTCCACAGCGCTTGCGCTGCGTTTGATGGAAGTCGAGCCGCGTGAATACGAACTGATCTGCAACGCCACCGGCAACGAGTTGCCCGAGATGGTTGAGCACTGGGCCAAGCTGGAGCGTATGCTCGGCCTGCCCATCAAGAAAGTCGGCCACACAACTGATCTGTATGGCCTGATCGACCAAATGCAAATGCTGCCCAACTTCCGCGCCCGTTGGTGCACGCGCATCCTGAAGATCGAACCCACTATCGAATACTTTGAAACGCTGCCCGAAGGGTCAGTGCTTTACGTTGGCCTGCGCGCTGATGAAGAAGCCCGGCGCGGCATCTACGGCGAAGACATGAAGATCCGCTTCCCGATGCGTGAGTGGGGATGGAACGAAGCCGACGTGTGGAAGTACCTCGGCGAGCGTGGCGTGACGATCCCCCGCCGCACAGACTGCGCCGTGTGCCCTTACCAGCGTCTGGGTGAGTGGCGCGACCTCTGGCGTGACTACCCCGAAGAGTACGCCAAGGGCGTGGCTGTCGAAGAGAAGCTGGGCCACACGTTTCGGTCACCGCAGCGCGACAACTGGCCTGCCTCGCTCAAAGACTTGGCCGTCGAGTTTGAGAAAGGCCGCAAGATTCGCGGTGACGGTAACGCCCCGACTTGCCGGGTGTGCTCACTATGACAGTGCTCTGGCTTGACTTTGAGACCCGCAGCCGCTGTGACCTGAAGGCCAAAGGCGTCTACAACTACGCGCAAGACGCTAGCACTGACGTGCTGTGCATGTCCTACGCCTTTGACGATGGTGAGGTCGTCACTTGGTTGCCGGGCCAGCCGCTGCCCCGTGAGGTGACCGAGCACAAGGGCCTGATTTACGCCCACAACGCCGCCTTTGAGCGGCTCATTTTTTGGTATGTCTTGCAGGTCGACTTCAAACTAGAGCAGTTCGTCTGCACCGCAGCACAAGCCCGCGCCAACTGTGCGCCTGGCTCGTTGGAAGACGTCGGCCGCTTCGCTGGCGCTGACATGCGCAAGGACCACCGCGGCAGTCAACTGATCCGGCTGCTGTCGCTGCCGCAGGCCAATGGCCAGTTCCGTGAAGACGCCGCCTTGATGCAAGAGATGGTCGAGTACTGCGAGCAGGACGTGCGGTCCATGCGCACCATCAGCAAGGCCCTGCGGCCGCTGTCGGCTGATGAACTAGCCGACTATCACACCAACGAGCGCATCAACGACCGTGGCGTGCTGGTGGACGTGCCGCTGTGCCAAGCCGCTGTTAAGTACTCGGCCGACGAGACCGTCGAGATTCAGCAGATCGTGTCCGAGGTGACCGAGGGCGTCATCACCAGCGTGCGCTCGCCCAAGATGCGCGAGTGGGTGCTGGAGCGCGTCGGGCCAGAGGCCAAGAAGCTGATGTGGACCGGCGAGAAGTATTCGATTGACAAGACTGTGCGGGCCAACCTGCTCGCGATGGAAGACCCTGATGAGATACCGCCCCATGTTGCAGACGTCATCCAGTGCGCGGACGACCTCTGGGCGTCTTCGGTTGCGAAGTTCAACCGCCTCTCAAACCTCGCCGATGACGAGGATCACCGAGTCCGAGGCGCTTTCGTTTTTGCTGGAGGGGCTGCCACCGGCCGTGCGTCGAGCTACGGCGCGCAAGTTCACAACTTTACCCGCAAGTGCGCCAAAGAGCCTGATGAAGTACGCCACGCTATGGTGCGTGGCCACGCAATCACGCCAAGATTTGGTAAGCGCATTACAGATGTGCTCAAGGGGATGCTCCGGCCCGCGCTGATCGCCAAGCCTGGCCACGTCCTGATCGCCTACGACTGGTCAGCCATCGAGGGCCGTGTGCACCCGTGGCTGTCCAACTGCCCAGCCGGTGAGCAAAAACTGGACGTGTTCCGCTCGGGCCTTGACCCGTACAAGGTCAACGCAGCCGCCACCTTTCGTGTGCCTTATGAGGACGTCGCTGGTGACCAGCGTCAGGTGGGCAAGGTGCAAGAGCTGGCCCTTGGCTTTCTGGGTGGTGCTGGCGCGTTTGAGGTGTTCGGCCGCGCCTACGGCATCCGGCTGTCACCGGGCGAAGTCCAGCGCGCTGTGGACGGCTGGCGCAGGGCCAACCCGTGGGCGCAGGCACATGGCCAGCAGCTGGAGAACGCCTACCTGCGCGCCATGAGAAACAAAGGACATGAATTTAAAGCCGGGCGTGTTGTGTACTTGTTCGACGGCCAGACCCTCTGGTATGCTTTGCCCTCCGGTCGGGTGCTGTGCTACCCCAACGCCAAATTTGATGATGAAGGCAACGTGACGTACACCAAAGCAGCCTGGAAGCCCGCCGCCGACGCCAAGGAGTGGCCCCGCGCCCGTCTGTGGCGTGGTCTGGCTTGCGAGAACGTCACGCAAGCAGCAGCGCACGACATCCTGCGCCACTCACTGCGCCAGCTTGATGGCGTGGTTCTACACGTTCACGACGAGATCGTTGTCGAGTGCCCGGCTCACGAGGCCGAGGCAGTCGCCGCCCACATGCACCAGATCATGTGCACCCCGCCTGCATGGGCGGCTGGCCTGCCCTTGGCCGCTGAAGGTGTGACCACCACCCGCTATTCGTAACAAAAAGAAAGCCCCGGCGGGTTAGGCCGGGGCTAAAGTTCCAACTAAAGGAGAAACCCGTGAAAGATTTCGTTGATCATCTTACCAGACTCGCCCCCGAGGGCGAAACTTTTTTGCTGGTACGCCAGAAGCCCCAATTGAGGGAAGGCGAGATGCAGTTCCACGCCAACGGTGCCATCAAGGCCACTTGGCCAGCCATGCTGCCCACGGCCAAGGTCAAGCCCGAGTGGGCCATCTACGGCAACACTGCGTCGTTCATCATCGACCGCTTCAAGGATGGCCACCCCAGCGCCAGCGCTGCCGCGTGCGAGTATGTGCTGGTGATGGTGCTGGACGACGTGGGCGACCCTGAGAAGGCCCCCAACGTCCCGCCGCTCGAGCCGACGTGGAAGATTGAGACCAGCCCCGGCTCGTTTCAGTGGGGCTACGTGTTCAGCGAGCAGCCCACCAAGGCCGAGTTCAGCGCAGCGATTGCCGCGATTGCCGAGGCGGGTTACACCGACAAAGGCGCGATTAACGCGGTGCGCAATTTCCGCATTCCCGGCTCGATCAACCTGAAGCCCGGCCGCAATAACTTCGCCGCCCAGCTGCGTGAGTTCAAGCCCGAGCGTGACTTCACCCTTGAGCAGATCTGCGCCGCCCTGAACGTGGTGCCTGGCGAAGCCGAGGATGCCCACCGCCCGATTCGTATCTCCGACGACGGCACCGACGACGTGATGGTGTGGCTGTCCGATAACGGCATGCTGCTGTCCAAGCCCAACCAAGAAGGCTGGGCCGGTGTCATCTGCCCTAACAGCGCCCAGCACACCGACGGCAACCCCGAGGGCCGCTACCTGCCCTCCAGCCGCGCCTACTGCTGCCTGCACTCGCACTGCACCGAGCTGGACTCATCTGTGTTCCTGCAATGGGTAGCCGACAACGGTGGCCCCAAGCACACCCCCGGCCTGCGCGAGGAGCTGCTGGCCGCTGCGATGGAGTCAGCCCTCAGTAAGCTGGCCCCGACGCCCGAGTACCCCGACGCCGCCGCCGCTATCGTGGCCGAGGTGGAGCGTAAAGAGTTGGGCCGCGTCGAGAAAGAGGGCTGGTACGAGCGCTTCGCCTACCTGCAAGACGACGACGCGTTTTTTGACTTGGCCGAGCGTCATGAAGTGTCGCGTCAGTCGTTTAACGCTATCTTCCGGCACATCAGCTGCAACTCTATCCACGGCAAGCGCAGCAAGATCGAGGCCGCGACCTGCTTTGATGAAAACCGCCAAGCCAAAGGCGCGCGCATCTTGAAGGGCGTCACCTACGCGGCAGGCGAGTCGATCCTCTGCGCTCGTGATGGCATCGTGTACGGCAACCGCTGGCGCGATGCGCGGCCCGTGGCTGTGGTGGGTAACGTCCAGCCGTGGCTGGCCCACCTTGAGCGCATGATCCCCGACAAGCGCGAGCGTGAGCACGTCCTTGACGTGATGGCCTTCAAGGTCCAATACCCCAACCGCAAGATCAACCACGCTGTCCTGCATGGTGGCAACCCTGGCAGCGGCAAAGACACCCTCTGGTCACCGTTCTTCTGGGCCATCGGTGGCCCGTCCCTCAAAAACGTCTCCCTTGTCCGTAACGAGGAGATCACCTCCCAGTGGGGCTACGCCCTTGAGACTGAGGTGCTGGTCGTCAACGAGTTGCGCCAGTCCGAGGCCAAGGACCGCCGCGCCCTTGAGAACACCCTCAAGCCCCTGATCGCTGCGCCCCCTGAGTACCTGTCAGTGCAGCGCAAGGGCTTGGCCCCATATGACCTGGTGAACCGTCTGCAAGTGATCGCGTTCTCTAACGAGCGGGTGGCCATCAATTTGCCCTCTGACGATCGCCGCTGGTTTGTCATCTGGTCAGACGCCCCCCGCATGACCGACGACGAAGGCGCGGCCATTTGGGCTTGGCTTGAGTCTGGCGGCAAGTCGGCCGTGGCCGCCTGGTTGCACACCCGCAACGTGTCCGCGTTCAATCCTGGCGCCACGCCCTTCATGACCGAGGCCAAGGCCATCATGGTCGAGGCGGGGATGAGCGGCGCTGAAGCGTTCTTGGTGGACTTGATGCGCAACCGCCTAGGCGAGTTCTCCAAAGGCGTTGTCGGCGCGCCTTGGCACGCGCTGTGCGATCGCCTGCAAGGGTCGGTTCAGGGCAGCGTCAAGATTGTCCAGCCTGCCCTCCTGCACGCCCTCAAGGAGGCTGGATGGGTAGACATGGGCCGCCTCAAGTCGCGCCGCCATGACAACAAGAAGCACATCTTCTGCGCGCCTGACATGGCCGAGATAGGCAAATCGGAACTGAGGGACATGGTCGAGGCCGCGCCACCCACCAGCGTGCGGCTGGTCAAATGAATAAGGGGCCGTGAGGCCCCTTTTTTATAGGTTGAACAGTACCGCCAGCAATGCGACGGCAAGGGCCGCTAGCGCGGCCGTCATGGGGTCAGCCTTTCCATGTCGGCCAACTGATCGCGCAAGATTTCGTTTTCTTGAGTCAATTTCAAGTTGAGGGCCTCAAGGTCAACAATCCGCGCAAACAGTTTGGCGGCGTTTTCAAAGCCCTCGGCGTGGCAGAGCCGCTCGGCCTCGCTTGAGGGGATGCGCATAAAGTCGATTTGCATGGTGTTCTCCTTTTATCGTGCTGATGGGCCGTAGAACTGGGCACGGTCAGCAGCGCTTAACCCGTGGTCGTCGTCACGGTCGCTGTCTGGGTGGGTCAGGGTCAGGCAATACTCGCAGGGGTCGTCCATGACCTCGTATACCTCATCGAGGCGGTCGCGCAGGTGCTGGGCTTGTTCCTTGGTGAACAGCCAGCCGCCTGACGCGCCGTTGACCACTTCGGCGGGATTGTCCTCGGGGTGGAACAGCCGCCCCAGTTGGTGCAACTGAAAGAAGAAACCCTCGGCGTCTGCCTCGGTGCGGATGGGCGTGGTGTAGACGTCAGTCATGATATTCAGTCCCATTCAAAAGGTTTACAGCGTGTTGCAGGCTGGCGTGGTTTGCTCTGCGGAATGCTTGGTCTTGCCGCGGGTATGCGCCCCGGTCGTTGCCTTTTGGTGCGTGTCGGATACTTGGCTTGTCAATCCATGCGCCTTTAACATCACGGTCGCCTAAAAGGATGTATTCAATATATTTATCGTCATCGGTCAAGATGACAGCGGGAAACAAGTCCCCACCTTGCCAAATGGTGCTGATTTGCACAGTTGCGATGTGGTAGTCGCTCATGTTGCGCCCCTTGTTGCGTCATACAGACCCGCCATATAGGCGGACATCAGCCCCGCCAACTCACGGGCGGAAACGTGGCCGATGCTGAACACATCAGACACGCCGCCGCCCTCATTGCACATACGGTGCAGGCAGTACCCGCCATAAGCGCCGCTTATGTGATAGTTGCCCACGTTGGGCACGGCTTTGCCGTCAACGGTGCGATATGGCTCGGACGGTGATTTCGTCATGCTGTTGAGGGTGGTGGTTTTGGCGTCAAGAAATGCGCGGGTGATTCGGGTTGTCATGGTCGTGAGTCTTTCAATAAAAGAGGGCGTCAAGCCCGTGGAGGACGAGGGCGCACAAGGCGAGGCCGATTAGCACGGCGGTGAGGATGTCGAGGATGGTGTCGCGTGTCATGGCTTGACCCCATTCAAGACAGCGAACAAGTCGGCGTCGTTGTCGTCATTCCAGTGCATCGCGTCCTCGTAGATTTCGGCGTAGTTGGCCTCAAGGTAGGCTTGCGCGACTTCCAAGACAGCGGCAATGTCGGCGCCGGTCGGCCATGTTTGGCACACATCCAACTGATCGAGCAACTCGATGCGGTCGGCGTAGACCACGACTTGCAGGATGCCGTCACCGTCTGCGCAGTAAATCTCGGCGGGTTCTTCGCGAGTTGTTGAGGGGAAAACAGTCCAAGTGATCTTGGACGAGTCGATGGTTTTGAGCTGTGTCATGGTTTATCCAATCGTTGCGATGATGGTGGTTTTGATCTCGGCCAGTGTGTAGTGCGTCTGCCGTGTGTAGATGTAATTGGCGAGCCAATCGAATGAGGCGTGAGGCGTTGCATCGTGCAAATCTTCGATGCAGGTCATGAGTTGTTCGAGGTTCATACAGTGCTCCGTTGGTTGTTGATGTGTCTATTGTAAAAGATTCTTTTACGCTTGCAAGCGTTATTCGCAATACTTGACTAAATTATGGGGTCTTCACCAGGAGGATCCTATTTTCCAGGCTTTTGACGCCAGTGTGGATATTGTGGGTGGGGTGTGGATGTGTGAAATGATGGGGCGTGACCCACGCTGGAAGTGGCGTGGCGCATAGGGTTGTGGGGTGTTGTGGATATTGTGGATAGTTGTTTATTTATAGGGTAGAAAACAACTGCTTAAAAAATAGGCAAATAGGGTACAGCGATTTAAATTCATCGTCCAAATGGTCCACAGTGTCCACAACTCATCGCGCCCACAGCGCAGCGCATTTTGGCCGCGTGACCGTGTGGACAATGTGGACCATGTGCTAAACGATTGTCCACATTGTCCACAAACCACAGTTCATACAGTGGTGTATAGGCATACAGTAGTGTGCCCGGCTGCTGACTGCTGTGGACAGTCCGCATGGTCCACAAAGTTGGAAGGGGGAGGGGGCAGGGCCGAGCGGATGGGCCTAACGGTAGCGTAGCGTTCACGAACAATTTTTATTTTTTGGTATAAGATGCACGCACGCATCCACGCGGCCATACATCTATGAGTTTTCATTCACTGCCACTTGTCATCAATGAAGTGCGCGCCACCGAGGCGGTGCTTAACCGCATCTACGACGCAGCCAAGCTCGGGTTGAAGGGCGACAACCTGGCGTTAGCAGCAGGCATGGTGCCCACCGCCTACCGGCAGTTGTGCGAGTTGGATAGAGTGGCGCAGCTGGCCGAACAAAAAGGCCGCGCCGATGGGGAGCTGCTTGCGTCCCAACAGCTGCACAAAGCAGCTGAAGAGGGCGACGCCAAGGCCAGTCTGGCCATTCTGCAAAACGTCCACGGCTGGGTAGCCAAGCAGGCCATCACAGTGGACGTTAACCAGCAAATCAGCATCCTGGGCGCACTGGCCGAGGCTGAGCGCAGAGCAGCAGATGTGATCGACAGCAGCGTGACGGACATCATCGCGCGCGAGCCTACTCAGCCACTGCAAGCACGACTAGCACCCCACAAGCAGGCAGCCGCATAATGCAAACCACCATCTACTCGGCCGAAGACGAACAAGAACTCATGGCGCGCCTCTGGGCGCCGCAGTACAAGGACAACCCACTGGCGTTCGTGCTGTACACGTTCCCGTGGGGCGTCAAGGGCACGCCACTGGAGCACTTCAACGGCCCACGCAAGTGGCAGCGCGAGGTGCTCCAGCAGATCGGCGACCACATCAAAGCAAACAAAGGCGAGGTGGACTTCAACACCTTACGGCACGCAGTCTCATCGGGCCGCGGTATCGGCAAGTCGGCGTTGGTCAGCTGGATCGTGATCTGGATGCTGTCCACCCGCATCGGCTCGACGACCATTGTGTCGGCTAACTCAGAGTCACAGCTGCGCTCGATCACATGGGCCGAGATCACCAAGTGGCTGGCGATGTCGCTTAACAGCCACTGGTTTGAGGTAAGCGCCACCAGGCTGATGCCAGCCAAGTGGCTGACCGAGCTGGTCGAGCGCGACCTGCGCAAAGGCACGCGTTACTGGGGCGTCGAGGGCAGACTGTGGTCGGCCGAAAACCCTGACGCCTACGCGGGCGTGCACAACTTCGACGGTGTGATGGTGATCTTCGACGAGGCATCAGGTATCGACGACGCCATCTGGGCGGTGACGGCTGGTTTCTTTACGGAGAACACACCCAACCGTTTCTGGCTGGCGTTCTCCAACCCACGGCGCAACTCGGGGTACTTCTACGAGACGTTCCACAGCAAGCGGGAGTTTTGGCACACCAAGGTGGTCGACGCCCGCACAGTCGAGGGCACGGACAAGCAGGTCTATCAGCAGATCATTGACGAGTACGGGGCCGACTCCGCACAAGCGCACGTTGAGGTGTACGGCGAGTTTCCGAATGCAGGCGACGACCAGTTCATCTCCAGCCTGGTGGTGGACGACGCCATGAAGAGGCCGCTGTACAAAGACCCAAGCGCGCCCATCGTGATCGGCGTGGACCCCGCGCGGTTCGGGGCCGACGCCACGGTGCTGGCGATCCGGCAGGGGCGGGACATCACGCGCATCATCCGGCACCGGGGCGACGACACCATGACGGTGGTCGGGCACGTCATCGAGGCTATCGAGGAGTTCAAGCCGGTGATGGTGTTCATCGACGAGGGCGGGCTGGGCGCGGGCATCGTGGACCGGCTCAAAGAGCAGCGGTACAAGATCAAGGGCGTGAACTTTGGCTGGAAGTCGCGCAACCCGGCCATGTACGGCAACATGAGGGCGCAAATCTGGGGCGACATGCGCGACTGGCTCAAGTCGGCCAGCATTCCAAGCGACAGGTTCTTGAAAACTGACCTGATCTCGCCTATGATGAAGCCCGACTCCAAAGGCTCGATCTTCTTGGAGTCGAAAAAGGACATGAAAGCGCGGGGCCTGGCATCACCAGACGCGGCCGACGCCATCGCGCTGACGTTCTCGTACCCAGTCGCAAGCCGGGGTGAGTACACTGGGCACACCGCAACGCGCAGAAACGCGCAGAACGGCGCGCGTTTCAACTCTTGGATGGGGTCGTGATGGCTACAAAGAAAAGTGTCTCACTCAGTGTCGGTCGCGGCGAGAAGCTGCCGGTGTCCAAAGGCGCGGGCTTGACAGAAAAGGGTCGTGCGAAGTACAACGCAGCTACTGGCTCGAATCTCAAAGCGCCAGCGCCCAGCCCCAAGACAAAGGCCGATCAAGGCCGTAAAGATTCGTTCTGTGCCCGCATGGAAGGGGTTGTCAAAAACGCCAAAGGCCCAGCAGAACGGGCCAAGGCATCACTCAAACGATGGAAGTGCTGATCATGGCTACAAAACCCGGACTGTATGCAAACATCAACGCCAAACGCGCACGTATCGCGGCTGGCTCTGGCGAGAAGATGCGCAAACCCGGCGCTGCTGGCGCACCCTCGGCTAAAGACTTTAAAGAGTCGGCCAAGACTGCCAAACCTGCCAAAAAGGCCAAGTGATGCCACTCGTCAAATCACCCTCAAAAGAGGCATTTCGCAAGAACGTCAAGGCCGAAGTGGCTGCGGGTAAACCCGTAAAGCAAGCCGTTGCGATTGCTTACTCTGTCAAGCGTGAAGCTGCTAAAAAACCAACAATGAAGACCAAAAAATGAGCCTCCAAGCCCTGCAAGACTGCCTGATCGTGCGCCCAGACATGGAGAAACACGAGTTGTTTATCCTGTTGAGACAGAAACAAACTGGCACGGGTGTGGTAATCTCCGTTGGACCTGAAGCCAAGGACGTAAAAGTCGGCGACAAGGTGCTATTTGGTGATTCCATCGGACAAGACCTAAAATATGAGGGTGACAACCTTCTGGTCATGAGGGAATCACACACCCTCGGAGTATTTGACGCATGAAAGACACCACCGGAATCGTAGCCGCAGCAAATGTGGCAAAAAACGGACCAAACTCGTCAAAAAGCGGTTCCGAGGAAATTCTGACCGTTGCCCGTTCACGTTTGAACACAGCGATGACTGCGTTTTCCGAGACACGCGAAGACGAACTTGACGATTTGCGGTTCTACGCAGGCTCTCCAGACAACCAGTGGCAGTGGCCCGCTGATGTGCTCCAGACCCGTGGCTCTTTGCAGGGCCAAACGATCAATGCCCGCCCCTGCCTGACCATCAACAAGCTGCCGCAGCACGTTCATCAAGTAACGAACGAGCAGCGCATGAACCGCCCTGGCATCAAGGTGATCCCGGCTGACGACAAGGCCGATGTGGACATGGCAGACGTGTTCAACGGCGTGATTCGGCACATCGAGTACATCTCGGACGCTGACGTGGCCTACGACACCGCCTGCGAAAACCAAGTGTCCTACGGCGAAGGCTATATCCGGGTGCTGACTGAGTATTGCGACGACAAGTCGTTCGATCAGGACATCAAGATCGGGCGCATCCGCAACAGTTTCAGCGTCTACATGGACCCTTTGATCCAAGACCCCGCAGGCGCAGACGCCCGCTGGTGCTTTATTACGGAAGACATCCCCAAAACTGAGTACGAGCGTTTGTACCCCGATGCAGCGCCTATCAGCACCCTCATGAGCCTTGGCGTGGGCGATCAGTCCATCGCCCAGTGGATCGGTGAGAACACCATCCGCATTGCTGAGTATTTCTACATTGAGTACGAGAAGCACACGCTCAACCTGTACCCTGGCAACCAGACTGCGTTCAGCGGTACGCCCGAGGACAAGATGCTGCGCGAAATGTTTGGCAAGCCGATCCGCACCCGCGAAGCTGACCGCAAAAAGGTCAAGTGGTGCAAGATCAACGGCTACGACATCCTTGAAGAACGCGATTGGGCTGGCTCCTACATCCCCGTGGTGCGCGTGGTCGGTAACGAGTTTGAGGTGGACGGCCAGATGTACGTGTCGGGCTTGGTGCGCAACGCCAAGGATGCCCAGCGCATGTACAACTACTGGGTGTCGCAGGAAGCTGAAATGCTGGCGCTGGCCCCCAAAGCCCCGTTCATCGGGTACGGCGGGCAGTTTGAAGGCTACGAGCAGCAGTGGAAGACTGCCAACACAAACAACTGGCCTTACCTTGAGGTCAATCCAGACGTTACAGACGGCCAAGGCGCTGTGTTGCCACTACCCCAGCGGGCACAGCCTCCAATGGCCTCCAGCGGCCTGCTGCAAGCCAAGGCGGGTGCTGCTGAAGACATCAAGTCGGCCACCGGCCAATACAACGCATCGCTGGGCATGACCAGCAACGAGCGTTCTGGCAAAGCCATCCTTGCGCGTCAGCGTGAGGGCGACATCGGCACTTACCACTACGTTGACAACTTGGCCCGTGCGATCCGTCACATTGGCCGTCAACTTGTGGACCTGATCCCCAAGATTTACGACACCGAGCGCATCGCCCGCATCATTGGCGAAGATGGTGAGCCATCGACCGTCAAGATGAACCCAGGCCAGCAAGAGCCGGTCAAGCGGATCGTGGACCAAGAAGGCGTGTTGATCGAGAAGATCTACAACCCCGGCGTTGGCAAGTACGATGTGCGCGTGATCACCGGCCCAGGCTACGCTACCAAGCGTCAAGAGGCTTTGGAAAGCATGGCCCAGTTGCTGCAAGGCAACCCACAGTTGTGGCAAGTCGCTGGCGACCTGTTTGTCAAGAACATGGACTGGCCCGGTGCCCAAGACCTTGCCAAGCGGTTCAAGAAAACCATTGACCCCAAAGTGTTGGCCGATGATGACGATCCAGCCTTGGCCGCTGCCAACCAGCAGATGGAGGCGATGGCCGCTGAGATGGAGAATATGTTCCAGATGTTGCAAAACGTCAACAAGAGCATGGAAGTCCGTGACTTGGAAATCAAGGAACAGGCCAACCAAATCAAGGCATTTGATGCTGAGACTAAGCGTATCAGCGCCGTGCAGGCTGGTATGACTGAGCAGCAGATTCAAGACATCGCTATGGGTGTTGTGGCGGCTGCGATGGAAAGCAACGACAATATGGTCATGATGAATGAGCAGCGTCAGATGCCAGAAATGCAGCCTGAGATGATGCCACCCCAAGGAGAGATAAATGAAATGCGCTGATTTTGTAGGCGAACTGTTCCTGGCCCGTGACGTGGCCCACTCGGTTCACTTGAACACCCGCAGCTTTTCCAAACACATGGCGCTGAACACGTTCTATGACGGGGTGATTGACTTGGCCGACAAGTTTGCCGAGGCGTATCAAGGCCGTCATGGTCTAATTGGACCCATCAGCTTGATGAGTGCCAAGAAGACCACAAACATCATTGAGTTTCTGGAGCAGTCCCTTAAAGACATTGAGGATATGCGGTACGAGGTGGTGAGCAAAACCGACACCCCGATCCAGAACATCATTGATGAAATCGTTGGGCTTTATTTGGCAACGCTCTATAAATTGAAATTCTTGGCATAATTGCCGCCATAAGGAGAGTATCTTGGAACTTCTCAATCCCCTCACCAAAGCCAATTTCCCGGCTCAAACCGCCTCTTTCACAGGCACAGCGGCCAACACATCTGGCTGGCCCGCTGGTCCTGAAGGCGTCATGGTCTGGTCCACAGAGCCTTGCTACATTGAAGTGGGTGAAGGTGCCGTGGCAACAACTGCCAGCACACCGATCCCTGCATTCACACCCATCCCGTTCAAAGTGGCGATCAGCACCAGCGGTCTGTGGCGCGTCAGTGCCATCCAGATCTCGTCTGCTGGCGTGGTGTACTGCAAACCGATGAACACAAAATGAGCTTCCTTGCTGTTCGCAACGCTGTTGGCATTGGACTGGGTGGCATCATCACGTTGTTTGGTGGTCGCAACAGCGAACAGGCACAAAGCAACCTTTTAGCAGAAGACGGCGACAACCTCGTACAAGAGGATGGCGGTCTGATCTTGTTGGAGTAACCGATGACCGTTCTTCTCTCTCCCGTGGGTGGCGTTGCAGCCCAGTTCTTTGACAACAACGGCAACCCGTTGTCTGGTGGCAAGCTGTACAGCTACGCAGCAGGCACCACAACACCCGCAGCCACTTACACCAGTTCCTTGGGCGTCACTGCCCACACCAACCCGATTGTGTTGGATTCTGGTGGCCGAGTGCCCGGTGGAGAGATTTGGCTGACCGATGGGGTCATTTACAAGTTTGTTTTGCAGACCAGCACCAACGTGCTGATTGCCACCTACGACAACATCGTGGGCATCAACTCCAACTTTGTCAACTACACGACTGAGCAAGAGATTCAAACGGCCACCGCAGGCCAAACCGTGTTCAACCTGACCACTACTCAGTACCAGCCGGGCACCAACAGCCTAAGCGTGTACGTGGACGGCGTGAACCAGTACGGTCCTGGTGCTCAATACGCTTACCTTGAGACTGACAGCGACACGGTGACCTTTGTGTCCGGTTTGCATGTGGGTGCCAGCGTCAAGTTCACCACGGCCACACAGACCACTGGTAACGCAACTGATGCGTCTGTGGTGGCCTATACGCCTCCGTTTACCGGTGGTGTGGCAACCAACGTCGAAGACAAACTGGCGCAAACAATTAGCGTGCAAGACTTTGGTGCTGTTGGTGACGGCGTAACGGACGACACGGTGGCGATTCAAGCTGCAATTGACAATTCGGTTTCTGGTGTGCAAATTTACTTTCCACCAGGAACATACAAAACAACTGCGGCGCTAAAAGTAAAAACAGACACAGTGCTTGCTGGGTCTAACCGCGATGTTTGTGTTATTCAAAACTCAGTAAGTACAATACTTACTACAAATGAACCAACGGCAACTCGTTACTATGAAGTAGTAATTAAAGAATTGACTTTTGATGGTGTTGCAGTTGCAGGGCAGATAGGTATTAATTTGCCGCACGTTTCATTTTCAAAACTTGAACGTGTGGCCGTTTTTAACTGCGCAACGGGTATTTACTACATTGCTGAAACAAGCGGCGGCACTGTAACAGGCGCGTATTACAACTCAATTTACGATCCGCTTGTATCTGATTGCACCAACGGTATCGTATTTGATAAAACCGCAAATGAAAATTCAGTGTATGGCGGAAAAATTACTGATTGCGATGCTGGAGCATATCTTGGAAGCGTCAACTCTGTCAAATTTATTGCCACCGCTTTTGAAGGCAACGTAACATATGGTGCAGCTATTACGGGGTATAACTGCTCATTGATTTCATGCAGATTTGAGGGAAATAACACTTGCACAGGCGTTAACAATAACCCCACCACAGGCGTATATAGCAACTATGTATACGCTCCTCATTTCCAAGGGTTGTTGGCAAGTTACAACGATGTAACAGGTACGTTAACAATCATTGATGATTCTGGAATGAACTTGGGTGTTCGTACCCATGTAACTGCTTTTCATACAAAAAGAACAGCATCTGGTTCATTACCTTTAATGTATCTTGAGGACACTGGCGCTGCATCGGGAAATCCTAGTGTTTATAAATCCTCATTGGCGAGAACCACAGGTAAGCACATAGAAGGCGTAAATGAATCTGGTACGGCAGTATGGGGCGTGAACTATTATGGTCAGTACGAGTGTTTTACCGCTAACAGGGGCATTTTCTTGCGTTCTCCTAACGGATCGCGTTGGGAAATTTATGTAACTAATGCTGGAACTATTGCGGTTGCAGCAGCTTAATTAATCACAGAGGTACAAAATGGCTGACGCAAAAATATCCGCACTGCCTGCATCGACTACCCCGCTTGCGGGTACTGAAGTTGTCCCACTTGTTCAAAGTGGTGCAACCAAACAAGTCAGCGTTGCAAACTTAACAGCAGGTCGAGCGGTCAGCGCCTTAAGTTACAACGCAACATCTTTTTCTCGCGTAACTGCGGAAGGCGCGGCAATTGGGTCGACGGGTCAAGCACTCCAAGCGCAAAGAACAACCAATGATTCAATTTTGTATGCGGGTTATCGAACCACACCAGATGCTTGGGTAATTGGCGCATCATATACTAGTACGGGTGCGTATAGACCCATTATTTTTGCGACAAGCGATCTTGCTAGGGTTACTGTCGCCACTGGCGGCGATGTCACAGTCAACACAGGCAACCTCGTCATCGGCACATCTGGCAAAGGCATCGACTTTTCTGCCACACCGGGCACAGGCACAAGCGAGTTGCTGGCTGATTATGAAGAAGGTACTTGGACGCCTACAGTTACTGCTAGAACAGGAACCATTACTTCAGTGGGGACCGTATATGGTTCTTACACTCTTGTTGGTAGACAAGTAACATTAAATGCAAAAATACCAATTACTAACAATGGAACAGGCGCTGGTGCGATAATCATAGCGGGAATGCCGTTTTCACCCAATACAAGTGGTATTATCTATTACAACGCATTGGGAATTAATGATTCCACTGCAAAATCAATAAATGGTTTTGTTTCGTCAGCTAATATAGAGTGCAGATATTATGATTCAACATACCCAGTTGCAAGCACCCAAACACTTTACATAACTACAACTTATTTTGTTTAAGTTGCGGAAATTGAAAATTTTTAAAGGTTGAAATATGTCATTGACAAAAGTAACGTACTCAATGATTCAGGGCGCTCCTGTAAACATTGTCGACTATGGGGCAAGCCCTTCTGCGACAGCATCTGAAAACGCAACCGCAATTCAAGCTGCTGCCAATGCTGCAAACGCAACAGGTGGCTATCTTGTTGGAGCACCCGGCGTTTATACAGTAGACGCCACAATTCAACTTGAGTGCAATGGTGATTTGGGTAATCTTGCAATTGAAGCTAACGCAAATAGCGTCAGCCCAATTGTTCGTTTTGGTACGGCAACCGGCGCCCCGACCAGCTACAAACGAATTGTTTTACCATCAGTCCGCAACAATTCACGCGCTACGGGGACTTGGGGCGTGGGTATTGCTGTGGAGTTAGCAAACTGCAATACCTGCCAAATTACCGTTGTAAGCGCAACTGAATGTGAAACCGGCGTGTACGCTGGGGGATACACCAGCGGATTTGCGTACAACACTGTTAGCTTAATGTTTGTTTATTCAAATAAGATTAACATGAATGTTGGCGCAAGATCGGTTGACGGATGGTCAAACCAAAACACGTTTATTGCTGGACGGCTTGGGACCAATAGCGCAGATTTCACAGTCAGCGGGTACACTGGCACACGCGACATCATTATCGGTAATTCTTACGGACAAGCAAACAACAACATATTTCTCAACACAAGTTTGGAATCCGCAGATGTTGAGTATTCTATTGAATTTAAACAACAAACTGCGTTTAATCAATTTCAGTCTTGTCGCTACGAGGGTGCCGGCGCTAAAAGAGTATTATTTAATACTGACAATTCATCCGGTAATAATTCAAACTTGTTCATAGGCGGCTATCAAGCGTCTGATATTGTTTTTTCATATTCCGGCAGCGGGTCTAACTCATACAACTCGTTAATTGCAGGAAGATCAAATTTTATTGACGCAACTGGTGTTGGTTTTAGTATAAGTACCGGCTCTAGCTCGCAACCACATTTGCAAGGATTTGAGGCTGGAACAACCGCGCTTGGAAAAACTAACAGCGCAACGAATTGGGTTTATAGAGTTTCTGAATTAGGATATTTTGTAAAGCCATCGGCAAGCACGTATCAAGCAATACGCATTGCGCCAACTGGTTACATATACCTCGGAACTGGAACAACAGCAACTCCTGAAAGTTATTTTAGGGAGTATGGTGCGGATCAAATTAGATTTTCGGTAAACAATGGCAGCACTGGATCATTAACGCCAGCTGTTGATAATGTTGTTGCTTTGGGTCAGGGCAGCAATCGTATGTCGGTAATTTATGCCGCCACTGGTTCAATTAACACTTCCGACGCCCGTGAAAAACAAGATATTGAACCACTTGCCATCGCCGAAAAGCGTGTTGCAGTTGCACTTAAAGGATTGGTTAAAAAATTCCGATTCAAAGATGCTGTTGATAAAAAAGGTTTAGCCGCGCGAATTCACGTTGGCGTAGTTGTTCAAGAAATCATTGCTGCATTTCAAGCTGAAGGTCTTGATGCTATGAATTACGCAATGGTTTGCTATGACAAGTGGGAAGCGCAGGCCGAAGAACGTGACGAGAATGGTCTTGTGACAAATCCTGCCCGTGAAGCTGGAGATCGCTACGGTATTCGTTACGAGGAACTGTTGGCATTTATCATTGGAGCAATGTAACCGTACTGGCGCGGCCCACCAGCCTTAATGCCTGACTGGATGGTCAGGATGGAAACAAGGAAAACATCATGTCTCTTGAAAAAGTAATCTCTGCCGATCTGATTGAAACACTTGAAAATGGCTGTGTGCAAGTCCGCACCAAGACCGTCATTAAAGAAGATGGCGTTGAAATCAGCAGCAAGTTTTACCGTCACGTTGTCGCCCCCGGCGATGATTACAGCGCCGAGGATGCCCGTGTACAGGCCATCTGCGCTGCCATGCACACTGTTGACGTTGTGGCCGCATACAAAGCTGCCCAAGAAGCTGCCCAAACCAATGTTGCACAGCCAGAGTAATCTGCTGTAAGATAACCCAACCGTACCGGTGAGGTTCACCGGGAACTCACACGAGTTAAAAATGACTGATGAAGTCCAAGCCTTAGCGGAAGTTGACTCCGCGCAAGCACCCGAGGTGACGGCCACCACGGACAATGCACAAAATGCGCCGGTAGTAGCTGAGAATCAAGACGGTAGCACCCAGGAAGAAAAGAAGTATTCCCAGGCTGAAATCGACGCGATGATTGGCAAGCGCCTCGCAAGAGAACAGCGCAAATGGGAACGTGAGCAGCAGGCAAAGCAGGCACCCGTGCCAGCAATGCCAACGGATATTCCGACATCAGATCAATTTGACAGCCCGCAGGCATACGGTGATTTCATCCGTGCCGAAGCTGAAAAGCTGGTCCAACATCGGGAGATCCAGAATCAACGCGCTGAGATTGAGGAAACCTTTGCAGAGCGTGAGGAAGAAGCCCGGTCTAAATACGATGACTTTGACCAAGTTGCGTATAACCCGAATCTTCGAGTCACCGATGCGATGGCCGAAACCATCAAAGCGTCTGACCTTGGACCTGATCTGGCCTACTGGCTGGGCAGCAACCCCAAGGAAGCTGATCGCATATCTCGCTTGTCGCCACTGTTGCAAGCGCGTGAGATTGGAAAAGTTGAGGCTAAATTAACTGCCGAGCCTTTCCAAAAGAAAACCTCGTCTGCGCCAGACCCGATTCGTCCGGTAACCGCACGAGCAAGCAACCCTGGTGTCACTGACACCACCGATCCTCGGTCTACCAAGACACTGAATGTATCGGACTGGATTGCTGCCGAGCGCCAAAGACAAATCGACAAAGCACGGGCAACCCGCAACCGCTAAATAGGAAATCATCATCATGAGCAATTCGATCCTTACCATTGACATGATCACCCGCAAGTCTCTCGAAATCCTTGAGAACAACTTGGTGATCACCCGCAACGTGAACCGTCAGTACGACGACAGCTTCGCTGTCTCAGGTGCCAAGATCGGTTCCACACTGCGTATCCGTTTGCCCGACCGCGCTTTGGTCACTGACGGTGCCGCCCTGCAAGTTCAGGACGACAACGAACAGTTCACCACTTTGACTGTCTCCAGCCAAAAGCACATCGGCATCAACTTCACATCCGCTGAATTGACCATGCAGATGGACGACTTCGCAGAGCGTGTCTTGAAGCCACGTATCAGCCAGTTGGCCTCCACCGTGGACGCTGACGTTGCCAACGCATACAAGCTGGTCGGTAACTCTGTTGGCTCCCCCGGCAATGCCCCATCGACCGCCCTGGTGCTGTTGCAAGCCCAGCAGAAGCTGAACGAGAATGCCGCCACCATGTCGCCTCGTTACGCTACCGTGAACCCTGCCGCTAACGCTGCTCTGGTGAACGGTCTGTCTGGTTTCTTCAACCCCACAGATGTCATCTCGCGCCAGTTCAAGAACGGCATGATGGGTGAGCAAGTGTTGGGCTACGAAGAAGTCAACATGAGCCAGTCGATCAAGGTCCACACTTGCGGCACCCGTGCTGCTACTGGCAACACCACTGGTGCGAGCGTGACTGCTGAAGGCGCAACCACTCTAACATTGACTGTCGGTTCTGGTGAAACCATCGCTGTTGGTGACGTGTTCACAATCGCTGACTGCTTTGCAGCCAACCCACAGACTCGTGAGTCCACAGGTTCGTTGTTCCAGTTCGTGGCTTTGACCTCCTCCACCAGCACAACCACAGCCACTGTGACTGTTGCCCCAATGTACTCGGCTGGTAACGCCCTGTGCACGATGGTCAGTTTGCCTTTGACTGGCAAGGCTGTGATCTTCGTTGGTGCCGCTAGTGGTTCGTTCCCCCAGAACTTGGTGTACCACAAGGATGCCATCGCATTCGCTACCGCCGACCTGTTGCTGCCACAAGGCGTTGACATGGCAAGCCGTGCCGTTCACAACGGTATCAGCCTGCGTGTTGTTCGTCAGTACGACATCAACAACGACCGTATGCCTTGCCGTGTTGACGTGTTGTATGGCTTCAACACCATTCGTCCACAAATGGCTTGCCGCATCTTCGGCTAAATCGAACCGGGGGCTTCGGCCCCTGCTTTCAAACCACTTTAAAAGGAAATTATCATGGCACTCCCAAACGGCGCAGGCGGTTACCAAGTTGGTGACGGCAATCTTGGCGAAATTAGTTTCTCCAACACCAGCACTCCAGTTGCTTTGACTGGCGCGGCTGTCACCATCACAGCAGACAATTTGGCTGCTGGTGTGTGTACCATGGACTCAGGCGGCACAGACGCTGGAGCCTATGTATTCCCCACAGGCGCATTGCTTGACGCTGCGTTCCCTAGCCTTAAAGTTGGCTCAACATTTGACTGCTCTTTCATCAACATTGGTGACAATGCAGCAAACGATGTGGTCTTCACCGCTGGCACGGGCAACACCCTTGTTGGTAACGACACGATCCAAGATTCGCTGACCAAAACCAGCAACACATCTGGCACGTTCCGTTTCCGCAAAACAGGTGACGCAGCGTACTCAATCTATCGCGTTGCTTAATTTTTGAGCAACTGGTAAAACGGGGCTTCGGCCCCGTTTTCACATGGAGATTTGAATGAACATTGTCCTCGTACACCCTGAGTTTGGTGCCAAAGTTGCTACCAACGAAGCTGAAATCGTCAATGATGAAAAAAACGGCTGGACACGGTACAATCCTGACACACCTGTCGAGGTGGCATCTGAGCCGGTAGTCGAAGCGCCAAAACGCAAGTACACTCGCAAAGTGACCGATCAACCTGTCGAACAGCCCAACGAAGTCCCATCGTTTTTGACTTCGGCAAGCGACGAATCCGAAGGAAGCTGAAATGGCATATACCGCTGGCGATCAAATTACTCGGGCACTGCGCCTATTGGGCGTTCTTGCCGAAGGTGAAACGGCGTCAGCGGCTACCAGTCAGGATGCCTTGACTGCAATGAACCAGATGATCGACTCGTGGAACACCGAGCGTCTGTCTGTGTTCTGCACCCAAGATCAGGTATTCAATTGGCCCGTGGGTGAGATCAAGCGCACCCTTGGCCCCACCGGTGACTTTGTGGGCAACCGCCCAATCCAGCTTGATGATGGCACCTACTTCCGCGCCCCCAGTGGCGTGTCGTACGGCATCAAAATCATCAACCAAGACCAGTACAACGGCATTGCTGTCAAGACATCGACATCGACTTTCCCGCAGGTGATCTTCATCAACAACACGTTCCCCAACGTGGAGATGTACATCTACCCCCGGCCAACGCAGTTGCTGGAGTGGCACTTCATCTCGGTGCAAGAGTTGACGCAGCCTGCCGTACTGGCAACCGAGTTGTTCTTTCCGCCAGGTTACATGCGGGCGTTTGCCTACAACTTGGCAATGGAGATCGCACCCGAGTTTGGCGTGGAGCCAAGCCCGCAGGTGCAGCGCATCGCCATGACCAGCAAGCGCAATCTGAAGCGCATCAACAACCCATACGATGTGATGTCCATGCCCTACGCATTGGTATCTAATCGTCAGCGTTTCAACATCTACGCTGGAAATTACTGATGAAGACGCCCATCCTCGGTTCATCCTACGTCACCCGCAGCATCAACGCTGCGGATGCCCGCATGGTCAACCTGTTCCCCGAGGTCATCCCCGAGGGTGGACTAGAGCCTGCGTTTCTGAACCGTGCGCCAGGGCTGCGCCTGCTGGCGTCAATCGGCAACGGTCCAATCCGTGGCCTGTGGGATTTTGCGCCTGACAGCAGCACCGCCTTTGTTGTGTCGGGCAACCAGTTCTTCAAAATCACCAACAGTTACGTTCCCACGTTGCTGGGCACCGTGGCGGGCACTGGCCCCGTGAGCATCGCTGACAACGGAACCCAAGTGTTCATTGCAGCCAACGGGCCAAGCTACATCTACAACAACACGACCAACGTGTTCCAGCAGATCACCGACCCTGACTTTCCCGGCGCAGTGAGCGTGGGCTATCTGGACGGCTACTTTGTGTTCAACGAGCCAAACAGCCAGCGCCTTTGGATCACCAGCCTGCTGGACGGCCTGTCCGTGGACCCGCTGGATTTTGTAAGCGCCGAGGGTGCGCCTGACGACATAACCGCCTTGATCGTTGACCACCGCGAAGTGTGGGTGCTGGGCACCAACTCGGTCGAGGTTTGGTACAACGCCGGGACAGCAGACTTTCCGTTGCAGCGCATCCAAGGCGCTTTTAACGAGATTGGCTGCATCTCCCCCTACTCGCTTGCCAAACTCGACAACGGCGTGTTCTGGCTGGGTTCTGACGCCCGTGGCAAGGGCATCGTCTACCGGGCCAACGGCTACACGGGCACCCGCATCTCGACACACGCTGTCGAGTGGCAAATCCAACAGTACAACGACATCACTGACGCCTTTGGGTACACGTACCAGCAAGACGGGCACGCCTTTTACGTCCTGATCTTCCCATCGGCCAACACCACATGGGTGTATGACGTGGCAACGCAGGCATGGCACGAGAGGGCTGGTTTTGAAAATGGGCAGTTCACCCGTCACCGCAGCAACTGCCAGATGGCATTTAACAACGAGATCGTTGTCGGTGACTTCCAGACTGGCAACATCTACGCCTTTGATCTTGAGGATTACTCGGACAACGGCCAGATTCAAAAGTGGTATCGCACATGGCGGGCACTGCCCACGGGCCAGAACAACTTCAAGCGCACTGCGCAGCACAGCCTTCAACTCAACTGTGAGGCCGGTGTTGGCCTGAACACTGGGCAGGGCAGCGACCCCCAGGTCATGCTGCGCTGGAGCGATGACGGTGGACACACATGGTCCAACGAGCACTGGACATCTTTGGGGCCAATCGGTGCCTATGGACGCCGTACATTTTGGAGGCGCTTGGGCATGACGCTCAAACTGCGTGACCGGGTGTACGAGTTGTCAGGCACCGACCCTGTGAAGATTGCCATCATGGGCGCTGAACTTATTCTCAGTCCGACTGCATCGTAATGGCAACCGCGCAACTGACCAACATCACGCCTCCTCGGGTTCCTTTGCTGGACCCGAAGACTGGCCTTGTTTCGCGTGAGTGGTATCGCTTTTTCTTGAGCCTGTTTGTGCTGACCGGCAGCGGCCAGAACACCGCATCGCTGACCGACTTGCAAGTGGGGCCACCCATGCCCACCCAAGAAGACTTTGGCGAGATCGTCATCAGTATTGATTCGCTCAAGACACAGCCAAGTCAGGAAAGCGCACTTGACCAAATCGCCGAGTTGCAGAAACAGATCGACGGGTTGCAAAAGCAGATTGAGTGTCCTTGCACCGAACTGACAGCCGAGTTGCAAAAGCAAATCGAGGGGTTGCAAAAGCAGATCGAAAGCCCTTGCACTGAACTGACAGCCGAGTTGCAGAAACAGATTGAGGGTCTTCAAATGACCCCAGCCCCTCGTGAGTTTGAGCGTTCGCGGTACGGCTCGTTCTACGACACCACGACTCAGACTGCAACAACGATCAACACGGCCCAAGCGATTACGTTCAACACTACGGACTTGAGTCGAGGTGTGTATCTTGGCACCCCGACATCAAGGGTGTACGTGGACACACCGGGCATTTACAACTTCGACACTTCGTTCCAACTGGACAAGACCACAGGCGGCGTGGCCGAGTTCTACTTCTGGTTTCGACTCAACGGCACAGACGTGCCCGACAGCGCCAGCCAGATCAGGATTCAGGGCAATGACGCTGAGATATTTTCGTCACTCAACTACTTTTTTGACCTCAACGCTGGCGACTACGTTGAGATGATGTTTTCAACGACCAGCCTGAGTGTTGAACTTCTTTCCGTGCCTGCGACTGCACCTGTCCCCGGCATACCGTCTATCATTCTCACAGTTTCAAACAATATTGGGGGTATCCAATGACAGTCACCGTCAAAAACCTTGTGCCATCAAAAGATGTTGCAAACAGCCAGACAACCCAGTACACCGCAACCGGCGTGACCACGATCATCGACAAGTTCACTGCGACCAATTACAGCGCCAGTGCTGCCACGATCTCGGTCAACTTGGTCACTGTGTCGTTTTCCGCTGGCAACAGCAACCTGATCACCAAGACCAAGACGCTTCAGCCGTCCGAGGTCTACACGTTCCCCGAGTTGGTCGGACAGGTTTTGAACCCTGGCGACTTCATCAGTACAATTGCTGGAACCGCCACCGCCATCAACATGCGGGTTTCTGGCCGCGAAGTGACCTAAGGGGAATAGCATGGGCTTTTTCAGTAAAATTTTTGATGATGTTCTTGGCCTTGACCCAGGCGGTGGCGGCATATACAACGTAGCTCGAGATGTGCTGGGAGACAAGATTGCCGATGACGTTTTAGGCATGGACCCTGGCGGTGGCGGGTTTATTAAGGAATACAACGTACTCCTCCCCATGATTGCAGGTTATTACGGCTTAGAAGCTCTTGGTGGGACTGAAGGTATTGCCAATATGTTTGGCTCCGGCTCCGGTGCTGCGGGCACAACTTTTACCGAAGCCCAACTTGCAGCAGCAAGCGCCAGTGCCGACCCAATTGCGTACCTTGCATCCGCAACGCCCGGTGCGGCAGTTGGTGCTGGTGAAGCCTTGGCCGCTGGCACATTGTCGGGTGGCGGCGGCGCTGCTGGCGGCGCGGGTGCTGCGGGTGCCGGTACATATTCAGGTTCAATTATGAATACGCTGAGTAAATACGCAACCCCGATTTCGATGGGTGTAAACGCGCTGACAGGTGCGTATGCTTCAAACAAGGCTGCTGGCGTGCAGTCTGATGCTGCGAGATACGCTGCGGATTTGCAAAATCAGCAGTTTGAACGCCAACTTCAATTGCAAGCCCCGTTCCGCGAGGCTGGCGTGCGTGCGTTGCCAGAACTTGAGGCAGCGTCTAGGTATACGCCATTTGGCATGGAGCAGTTTCAAGCTGACCCCGGCTATGCCTTCCGCATGTCCGAAGGTATGAAGGGTTTGGAGCGATCTGCTGCGGCCCGTGGTGGTCTGCTGTCGGGCGCAACACTCAAAGGCATTCAACGCTTCGGGCAAGACCTTGGATCGCAAGAATACACGAACGCTTTCAACCGTTACCAAACTGAACGCAACGCGCGTTTAAATCCGTTGCAATCACTGGCTGGTATTGGTCAAACGTCAACTACTCAGTTGGGCGCAGCCGGTCAAACAATGGCAAGTAATGTGGGGCAAGCAATGGGCGCTTCAGCGCAGGCTCGCGCATCTGGTTACATGGGCGGGGCCAACGCACTAAGCGGCGCGTTGGGTCAGTACATGAACTACAACCAACAGCAACAGCAGAACGAAATGTTCAATCGTCTCTTATCTCAACGCGATGGCGGCATGGGATATACGTCCGAAGAAGGTTTTACCAACACACCTTCCTACATGGTTCGCTAAGGATTAATCATGGCACTTGTTAACCCCGACATCGCAATGAGTTTTCGCCAGTCCGAGTTCAAGCCTCGGAACGCAATGGCTGAGTATGCGCAAATGCAGCAAATCCAAAGCGGTCAGCAGGCGCAAGAGCTTGCGCGGTTCCAGCTTGGCGCAGCAAAACGTGCTGAAAGTGTGCAGAACGCACTGACAGACGCCTACGCTTCTTCGCTTAATGAAAAAGGTGAAGTTGATTACAACAAACTGATCCCCTCGCTTGCACAACGTGGTGGTGGCTCGCAAATTCCTAGCATCTTAAAAACTAGAGCTGAAACAGAAGCAGCTAAATTGGCGCAAACAAAAACCCAAAGCGAGATTGACAAAAATACATTTGACCTGCAAGACAAAAGATTAAAGGCTGCGTGGGATGTTATAGGTTCTTCAACGTCGCCTCAGAAAGCAATTGCTGAATTTAATAAGGGCGTTAAAAGCGGAGTGTTTAAAGTTGAGGAAGTTGCTGAAGACCTTCAATTGCTGGCGTCTATGACTAAACCTGAAGAATTTAAAGCATATTTAAACGATGCAATTGCAAAAACTTTAGATGCTAAAGGCAAACTTGAGCAACGTGCGGTCACCACTAAAGACACAGATCGAGGAGGCTACATTGAGCGCCAAACTTACAATGCGCAAGGCGTCCCCATTGGCAAGCCAACCAGATTAGACAAAACGGCAACCATCGGCGAAACCACTGCGCAAAAACAACTGGGCGTGTCCCAGGGACAACTTTCTTTGGCGCAGCAGAAATTTGCGTTTGAAAGGGCCAATCCCGGTTTTGAATTGCAACAAACTGAAGATGGTTCATTTGTCGGCATCAACAAACGCACATTGCAGGCAATTCCTGTCACGATGGGTGGTGCTACTCCAACAGCACCTGCGGCTGCTCCAACAGCACCGGGTGCCGGTATGCCCGGTCCACGGATGCCAGCACCATCAACGCAAGTTATTCCCGGTATGACCAGTGTGCTGGATCAACCAGCACCTGTTGCCCCTGTTGCTCCCGGTTCTCCTGTTGCTCCCGGTTCTCCTGTAAAGGGTGCACCCAAGAACAAAGACATTTCCGTGTCTGAACAACAAGCCTCGTACAACATTGCGCGTGTGCTCAATGCTGCCGACGAAATCGGTAAGATTACAAAGAAAGACCCGAAGGCATTGGCTCCCGGTGCCATTGAAGCGGCGTTCAAATCAAGTGGACTTGAGGGTGCGGCCAACGTGGCTCGAAGCACAAATCGTCAAATCGTTAACGGCGCTCAACGTGATGCTTTGGATGCGCTGTTGTACTTAGCAACCGGTGCTGCGTACAACAAGGAGCAGTTGCAGGGCGCATTTGAAGCGTACATTCCATCGTACACTGACGACACGGGCACCCGTGAAGCCAAGCAAGCCCGCATGACCAGTTTGATTCAAGACGCAAAAATTCGCGCAGGTAAGGCGTGGACGCCTAAAATGGATGCGGCGATGACTTCTCTTACTGGCTCAACTGGGCCTGCTGCTGCGGCTAACATTCCGGCACCTAAGGGTGTTGATTCTTCGCTTTGGAACGTGATGACACCCGAGGAGCGGAAACTATGGCAGCCGAAATGACCCTTGAGCAACAGCGAGCATTGGCGATGGCAAGCGCACGATTGCGCTTGCAGCAATCGAGTGGTGGTGGACTTGCTAGTCAAATCCCCGGCTCTGATGTTCAAGCACCTGCGTCCACCGCTGCACCGGAACGCCCCGAGTCGGGTTTCTCTGGTAAATTGATGGCTCCGCTGGAAACGGCTGTCACACTGGGAACCAGCGCAATCACAGCCCCTATCGTAGAGGGTGCAAAGATATACGGGGCGTTGACCAGCGGCCAATTTGGTACACAGCAAGGCATTAAAGCTGGTGAGCAAACTGGTCGCAGAGTGCAGCAATTCTTTCAACCGCAGGTCAGCCCTGAGTCTGAGCGACAGACTGCCGCCATTTCAAACGCGCTTGCTAAAACCGGTCTGCAAGGTGTGCCGCTGAACATGATGGGCAACATGGCAACGCTTGCCAAACCTGCTGTGCAGCAAATGGCACCCGTTATCAAAGCGCCACTTGATGCTCGTAGACAACGTGCCCAAGAAGCGCGTGTTGCTGAAAGCTACAAGGCTGCACCTCAAATTGAAGCTGCGCAAGCTGGGCAGCGACTTGGTGTCGCTTTAAACCCTGCTGAATCCAACCCGACTGTTGCCAATAAGCTGAAATCTGTAATAGGTGGAACAGCCGACATCGACACTCGATTGTCTAAGTTCAACTTGGAAAAAATTACAGAACAAGTGCGAAATGACTTGGGTGTTGCAGTCACTGACAGATTGGATGACGCTGCAATCAATCGCGCTCTTGACCAAGCTAGTGCGCCATACGATCCAATCCGTGCAATGCCTGTACTGCAAGCCAGTGACGATGTTGTATCGTCAATTTTGGCACTTGACAAGCCTGCAACATTGGGTGGAAAAGCACAAGCCTCTGCTGCTCGTGCGTTGATTGATGATGTTGTAACAGAACTTCAAACGGGTCGCAGTGGTGCTCAAGTTCTTGACGATATTCGTCAATTGCGCCGAACTGCTCAAAGTGTGTACAAGGCCCGCGACAAGGGTAACAACCCGCCGCCAGCGGAAGTGGCGCGGGCAGATGCACAAATGGGTATTGCAAGTGCGCTTGAAAAAATGATTGACGAAAATGCGCCTGACCCGCAAACATTGGCAAATTTTCGCCAAGCGCGTCAACGCATGGCTCAAATCTACGATCACGAGCGGGCAATTAACTACGCAACCGAAACCATAGACCCTGCCGTGTATGCCAAACTACTAAATGAACGCAAAGGTAACATGACTGGGGTTGGCGCTGACATTGGTAAAGTAGCTGCAAACTTCCCCAAAGTCGTAAGCACCAGCGCGATTACCGATCTCAACCCTCGACTGACGCGATCCGGTGTTGGCGGTACTCTGGGTTTTATTGTAGGTGGTGTTCCCGGTGCAGCATTGGGTACGGTAGCTGGTTACACGGCCAGTGCAGCGCAGACCAAGCGAATGATGTCGCCAGCGTATCAGCGTCGAAATGCAATGCCTGCTGACTATCGACCAACTCCTAATACATTGGCTAATGAACCAGTCAACCAAAACGCCCTTGCACGTTAATACAAATTAGTTAAAATACGGAACCTTTCATCATGGATGCAGTTATGGCCAATGAGATCGACCCAGTGAAGTATGGAGTGCTTTGGGAGCGTGTGCAGAACTACGAGCGCCGGTTTGACGAGATGTCCAACAAGATGGACAAAATGGAGTCCAACGTTGAGAAGCTGGTGGCCCTTGCAAACCAAGGCCGTGGTGGATTCTGGGCTGGAATGGCTTTTGTTTCGATCATTTCCAGCGGGGTAGGGTTTGCCCTAAGTTGGATCAAGGGGCACTAAGTTATGGTTGACCTTACCAAAGCCATCGGAGCAGTTGCCGCAAGCGTTGCCGCGCTAGGCGGCAGCTACACGCTGGCCGACAAGTTTGGTTGGCTTGACAGGGCCATTATTGAGTGGTCGCCTGAGAACTTCAAGATCACGGCAGAAGCCGGTAAGCCTATCAACGTCACTGTTGCGCGGATCAAAAAGCGTGACGACTGCTCTGTCGAGAGTTTTACACCAAGCATTCGTGATGCGGCAGGCATGGTGCATGAAGCAACCACCACCGCAAGCAAGTTTAGTGGTCCAGCAGGCCCAGAGATTGACACCTTCACGTACCAACTTACGATGGTGCAAAAAGAAAAGATCGCTGATGGCAAAGCCACTTTGCTGGCGACGATTAAATACAAATGCCCAGAGGGCGAGCGAGTGGTTCAGTACCCGCGCCACCCTAATTTGAGTTTTGACCTAAAGGGGTAAGCATGGACTGGCTCAAACAAATCGCACCGACGATTGCCACGGCGCTTGGTGGCCCACTGGCAGGCATGGCTGTCTCGGCCATCTCCAAGGCCATTGGGGTTGACCCTGACAAGGTGGGAGACATGATCTCCAACAACAAGCTGTCAGCCGAGCAGATCGCGCAAGTCAAGATTGCTGAGATCGAGTTGCAAAAGCAGGCACAGGAACTGGGTCTAAACTTTGAAAAGCTGGAGGTCGAGGACCGCAAGTCAGCACGGGACATGCAGGCCACCACTCGCAGTTTGATGCCACCCATCTTGGCTGGCGCGGTCACCATCGGCTTCTTCGGCATTATGGTAATGATGTTCTTCAACCAGATCGACAGTAGCAACCCGGCCATCTTGATGATGTTGGGCAGCTTGGGTACTGCGTGGACGGGCATCATTGCCTACTACTTCGGCTCGTCTGCTGGCTCCCAGGCCAAGACTGACATTCTCTCAAGAACAGCAAAATGAACCTGACACCCAACTTCACCCTTGACGAGTTGACAGCATCCGAGTCAGCCGAGCGCAACGGCTGGGACAACAGCCCCAACGATGCAGAACTTGAGAACCTCAAGCGACTGGCTGACTTTCTGGAGCAGGTCAAAGTGGTGCTGGGCGGCAAGCCGGTCATGATCAATTCAGCCTTCCGGTCCAAAAAGGTCAACGACTCGGTGGGCAGCAAGGACACCAGCCAGCACCGCATTGGGTGCGCTGCTGACATCCGTGTGCCCGGTATGACCCCAGACGAGGTGGTGCGCAAGATCATCGCCAGTGGCATCAGCTACGATCAAGTGATCCGCGAGTTCGACCGCTGGACACACATCAGCATCCCCAACAGCGTGGACACCGGCCCCCGCAAGCAGGCGCTGATCATCGACAAGGCTGGAGCGCGTCAGTTTGCGTAAAAGTACACGCAGGTCGCCAAGAAGGTCAGCCACACCACGCCGACAATGCCCAGCAGCATCCACTCGGCCAAGTACCTGAGTTGCTGACGCCAGATGCTTGGCGGCAGCGGGTCAGCGGATTTCATACGCTGCCCAACTCTCGCCACCCGGACTGGGCAGTCCCGGCCTTGATTGCAGTTCCCGTAATCGTCGCAGCAGTTCGTCATCTTTAATCCTTTCTTCTGTTGAAAATCGGTGCAAGTTTCCGCACTCGTATCTACGTGTCACCAAGTTGTCTATCTTGCGGGTGCGTGTCTCTTTCACTGTTGTCCACGATCCACAGTGCGGGCAAGTCATGCTCATAGCCGTTCCTGAATGTCGTAGAACCAGTCGTCACCAGCGGACCACTTGCGTGACCCATCGACAGTGTAAAAGTCCTTGGCCGCTTGGAAGTCGGGGAACTTGACTTCCGCAGGAATTAGGCTCTGGTCGTACCACAAGCACCTGTTGTTGGGCTGCGTGGCAAACTGGCCGTTCTCAAGTCGAATGAAATTAAACGACTTGTGCTCCTCGGCCTGCTCCGTAAAGCCCGTGTCAGCGTCCATGCCGTCAGCGCAAAAGTCCACCGTGAACAGGTAGCGCCCGTGGTGCCACTGCTTATCCTTGCCCAAGAACTTGACGCCCAGGTTGCGCAGACCAATCTTCTCGCACACCGTGAAGCGGTAGCCCATGCAGTCCCACAGTTGCAGGGTGTCGATGGGCAGGTCACCATCATGGTCCTCACGCCACACATAAGCGTGTAAGGGCAGCTTGTCGTACAGAGCGCCGTATGCGGGCAGCAGCGACTCGATGCGGAACACTTGGCCGCGCAGCGCCTTGATGCTGACCCAGATGGCAGGCTCCAACTCGCCGTGGCCTTTGGTGTGGTTGTACAAGAACTCACGGCGCACAAAGCACTTGAGTGGTGGCAGGGATGCGACGATGTAGCTCATTCAGTCTTCCCCTTCAGCATGGCCCATGCCGTTTCGTTGCACTTGGCGCATTGGTAACGGTAGTGGTTGCGGTCTGGCACTGGGGTCAGTATCCAGCGGTGTTTACATTGGTTCATGGTTTCATTCCTTTCAGCATCTCTGCCCTGCAATCGTTCCAGCCTTGGATGTATTGGGGATGCTCACCCTCTCGCGTGCCAAAAGCATCAGGGACGGCTGGCTGTGCAGCCTGTGCTTCTCGCAGGGCGTCTTTTGCATTCTCAAATCCCCCAGCGCCGTATCGTGTTGCAGCTTCCAAGGCCTCCAATACGAGGCGTAATGCTTCGTCTTTCATGCCTGCTCCTCAGTGGCCTTGTGCAAATAGGCCGTCAGGCGCTTGATCTGCGCCTCACGGTACTTGCACATGCTGTCAGCGTATTCACGCGCTGTCTGGGCCTCCAGCAGCCTGCGCTTGCTGTCCTCCAGTTCACGCAGCGCCAGCGATTCAGCAGTCGGTGTGGCGTAGGCGCTTTTCACCCACTCAATGGTTTGACGGATCATTATTTGCTCTTTCGATTACTAAGTGCCGGTAGGCACGGAGGGCTGTCTTCAAGTCCTCTTGCAGACTCTCGATCAGCTCGTCTTGCTCAGACAACCGCTCGGCGGCGTCTTGGGCAAACTTGGCCAGGTTGTGCGCTTCCCACGCCTCAAACCTGTTCATGATTTGGTGGCCAGCGCCATCAGCTCGGCCCTCTCTCTGGCCACACGCAGCGTGTTGTAACGCTGGTGCAGGCGCTCGATCACCTTGACGCGGCGAGCGCCCTTCATCTCAGCGTCCAGCAGTGCTTTCACGTCGGTCTCTGGCAGCGAGGCCAGCACATCATTAAGACTTCGCCAT